CTCTTCGTTACCATCTGCATGTCTGATTACCCAACCTCTCTCATCAGCAAAACACTCATTGAGGTCGTTGGCTGGTTTATCGCCTGCGCGTAACCACTTAGGTCTTGATTCGTCTGAAGTAGAATTTCCCCAAAGAGGCATCGGTTTTCTCCAAATTATTTTCTTATCTAAATCTTATTTATAAAAAAATAGACCCTAGTTTTTAGGGCCTTTTTTGAGTACTGTACGCAAAAATAATGTTATAAAGTCTATAATACCATTCGCTTTCGTCCTTTTTGTTTTTGCTAACCACTCTGAAAGAGAGAGGAGTAATCCAAGAACGATGGTCACTCCCCAATTGGTTACTAAACAAGTGATCATGCTTGTGGCTTGAATAGTGCTTCTTTAACTGTTGCAAAAAGTACATCATCAACACTATTATCAGTAGATTTTACATACTTTTCAAGAAGAGAAATAACAAGATTCTTAACTGCTGGACTTGTAGCCAGTTGCATTAAAAGTGGTTTTACTACAGCGACAACTGCTCCCATGATGACCTCTAAGTATAGGCAGCCGTATTTAGGATTTCCTTCTACTTAAAAGTTCATCGAAATCTTTTTTCTTTGTTCCACCAGCATATTCCCAAGCATATCCTTCGGAAATCATTTGATTATTAATGGAAATCTCTTCACCATTGATAAACAGATGTCCGATAATACGTCCATACTTCTCAGTGCTATCAGGTAGTTCTGTTTTAATGAGAATATCTTTAGCAAATTTTAGTCTTTCTTTGAGCCAATCTTTAACTTCGAGGCCAAGTTTCTTTTCATAAGCATTAGTTGTCCTGCTCTCTGGGGTATCGATACCAGCAAGACGAATTCGCTTAGTAAGGGAGATATCAAAACCGAGATCAATGTCAGCGTCAATAGTGTCGCCATCTACTACCTTGTGAACTGAGCGTATTCTATAGACGTAGGGATCTTTGTCAGCCATTCTTCAGAATAATTTAAACTTCTCAGTATTTAGTTTAGGAATAGGAAGTTTTTCAAATGCTTTGGTAACTTGTTTTTCTACAACAGAACCAACAAACTCTTCTGGATTATCAAGGATTTTTTGTGCCTTTTGATAAGTTACATAAGCACCATAACAAAGTACTCCACTAATCGCCAGACTTGTCGCTGATAGAATGATCGCCAAGTTTTTCATCTTGCATCTCCAAATATGCTAACCGAAGTATATAGTAAATTGTCCATGCAGTAAAAATCAATCCACAAGAAAGAATAATAAAAACTCCCCAAGGAAATTCATTCATCTTTGTTCAATCCAGTTCAATACTGCAAGTGCTTTTTTATTAGTATTGGGAGATGCACAAACAAGAGTGTAAGTATCACTAATTGTTCCAATGCCACTTCTACCTAACTGAAGTGCTGCTTTAATATCAAGATCAACTAACGCACCACTACCATTAATTACAAAACCACTCAAAAGATCACTTCCACCAGATACTGCAGTTTGAGTGATATTATACTGCATAAAAGAGTTTGGATCGGGATGATTTACCCAAGTTCCTCCAGTCAGTGTTGCATTTTGTAGAAGTTGCCAATAAACATTCGTATTGTCATCAGTTGCTGCCTGTAATGATCTCAAGAGCATTACACCAGTTAGATTATTAGATTTCAAACGAATGCTTATAATTGGATAATATGTATTTGCAGATGACATCGTTGTCCCTGTGATGGGATTTGATATGCTCAAAAGAGTTCCAAGTTTTTCTGGTTCTCCTTCCTGAATAAGAGAATTGGAACCTTGATAAAGATGATGAGTTCCTGCAACACCAGTTACATTTTCTATCTCAAGTCTAATAGGCAAGAAAGGAGTAGAACACCAAACTCCTGGATTGGTATTTGAATTATCAAAAGTATGAGATGCAACAGTCTCATTCTTCATCAACCAATTAAATTGAACGATACCTGCACCATACCATTCATAGTTGATAGAGATCATTTGTTGTTTTGTTGGATCTGCAGTTACTCCAGTCCAACCATTTCCATCAAACTTTTCACCATTCCAATCATCTCTGTATACTCTGGTTTCTGTGGTAATTCCAGTTACACTACTGCGAATTACATAAGAATATGTTCCCCCATCATCCTCAAAATAAACACCGTTGTTTTCATCAAACAATCCAAATCTTCTGCGAATACCTACTTTTGGTTGTTCTAGACGAACTGCAAATGCAAGAGTTGCACCTCTACCAGGAATGTATCTCATCACATTCTTGGTTTGGCGAATAACTTTACTACCAGCAGTAGATCCAACTTGCATTATAACATTACTGGCATTTACATTAAATGTTGCAGTTCCAACTCCAACTACTCTTTCGTCCCATACATCAGTCTCTTTACCATACTGGAAGGTGTTGAAGAATACTGTTTGATATGGAGATATTTTAAATCTGTTGTTATTGGTAAATTGAGGTCTCCAGTCCGTCTGGTTTCCCCAGTGGTCTGCGATATTATAAACCTCAAAAAGGGTCCTTTCTTGGTTTAGAAAGTCCTGTGTATTCTTATTCCACTGTGCCATAATTAATCAGTCCAAGTTAGTCTTTCTGGTTGATATCTTTGTGAATTTTTGATTCTTAAAGAACTTTGAGCTTGTGATGGATAAATGTTGTGAACGATTGCACCAGGATACTCGCCCTGAAGTTGTTCTGCGAGAGTGTTCTTATCCATCATAGAACCCTCCACTTCCATACGATACATCTTTCCTTCCCAAACTACATCAGCAAAGAAAGACTCTCCAACTGGTTCCGATTGTGGTTCAGAACCATTGATGTATAGATTGCCGTTGAAGTCACCAGAGATATTGATGGCTTCTGATAGAAATTGATTGAATGATTTCATTAGTTGCAGTTCCAACGACGAAGGGCTTTGTTGATGTTTGAATCTGGATCTCTTGCGGTTTCTGCAGAAGTAAGTTTCTTTTTCATTCCACTCATTCTACGGCAAAAGGACTGACGACGATCAGCTCTTTTACCCGTAGGCTTTTTTTCAGTTACTGCAGTCTGAAGTTTTGAACCTGGATTCTCACTACGATAAGCATTTACAGCTTTCTGACTAAGACCATCAGTTTTATCTTTGCGATTTACTGATTGCCAATCCTCTTTAACTCCAACCATTACAATAGGATTTCTAACTCCCGCTGATCTTAGTTTGGTTTTCAAAAGATTTACTTTAGTAGGTAAATCTCGCATATCTTTTTTTGGAGTTTCCTTCTCATTTTCTTTTTCATCACAACCACAAGCTTCACTCATGTTTGGATTAATTTCAATTTTATTCTTCTTTTTAGAAACATCAATAACTTTTTGTTTTTGATTTTGTACTGTTTGATCGTCTACTTCAAAAATAAACTCTTCTCTCCAATTAGAAACCTCTTCCATTCTATTTTTCATTAATGCGGACTTCAATGCTGGATTTCTTCTAGCTCTTTGTCCCAATGTCATTCCAGTTTCTCTTTTTGGAGAATCATTTGCAGTTGTTTGGCCTGCAGGAGGAAGTCGTTTTGTTGATGGAACTAATTTTTTTCTTTCTGGAGTTGCAGCCAACTTTGTTCTCTCTGGAGTTCCAGTTAACTTTTTTGGAGTAGTATCTGGTTTTGTTGTAGTAGGAGCTTTTTGAGTTGCACTACTAGTGGATTGTGGTGCCTCTGGTTTTGTTGGTTCCTTTTTTTCTGGTTGATTTGAACTAGGAGTTTCTGGGGTTTTATCCGATCTTTTTTCTTTTGCCTTCTTATAAGCATATTTTCCAAGAGCAAGTCCAGTTTTAGCAACACCAGCTGCCAAACTTCCCACATTACTCACAGCTGCAGATACTGCTTCAGTATCTTTTTTGTCACCAGCAACTTTCATCGATCCGCTCCAAGCAGACTTAACATCTTGGCGTAACTCCGACCTTCTCTGTTTTCTAGAAGCTTCTTTTGCCTTCAATTGATCCTTCTTTTCTCTTTCCTTTTTTTCTAATTCACTTTGTCTGTCTTTTGCTTCTTTTTGTTTTGCTTTTGCTGCCTCTTTTGCTGCGTTAGATTGTTCCTTTCTTTTTTTCTCGGTCTCTCTTTGTTTTGTTTTTTCTGCGCTAGATTCTTCTTTTTGTTTTGCTTTTGCTGCGTTAGTTTCTTCCTTTTTCTTATTTTCTAATTCTTTTTGTTTTGCTCTAGCTTCTCTACTTTTGTCCGTGTAACTCATTCGTTCACGTTGTCTTTCGGTTCTAGCAGACTCCTTTTCCTTTTCAGTTTCTCTTGCAATTCTTGCAGCACGAATCCTAGAAGCAGCAGAAGTTCTTGCAGCTCTTTCAGTTGCAGTATTTCTGGTTTTTACTTCTTCTTTCGATTGTTCTTTTCTCTCTGCTTCAGATTTTTTTGCTTGAGGCTTTTTTACAGGTTCAGATTTTTTTGCTTGAGGCTTTTTTACAGGTTCAGATTTTTTTGCTTGAGGTTTTTTTTTATTTCCATCATCTTCTGAACGAATATCAGCAAGAAGATCATCAAGTTTACCTTCACTTAATGGGGAAAACTCCATGACTAATCTATCCACCAAAGAAAATTCTTCTTTCTTTTCGGGAAGACCTTCATGTTTTGTCTTTGCAAAATCTCTTGCAGCTTTCTTACTCATTCCAGATGCAGCCTTGGCAACCTCAGGTGATGCAGGAGTTTCACCTTTCTTTGCAGCATAAACCATGCCCATGAATCTCTGTTGTGCTCTACTTAGAGATTTCTCTGAGAGATACCCTTCGCCCATTGCCTTCTGCTTACGAAGTTTCTTAGGATTCTTAGTCTTTACTGCTGGATAAGTATCAGCATTATCACTATCAGGGTCTTCAGCAGTTTGATATCTTTGCTGTCTATTATAATCAGACATATTTGCTCTGCCTGATTTTGCCTCATCTGGAGAATACTTTCTACCAGTGTTGTGCCATTCCTTACCTACATGACCTCTCTTCTCAGCATCAGCAGAAGCAGCACGTCTTACATTTTTCTTACGATTTGCCTTGAAATCCTTCATGGACATGCCTTCATCAACTAATTCAATATTTTCCTTCATTCCTGCAGCTTGTTTTGCTTGTCTAAGTTGCTGCATATTTCCGCCACTTGATAATGGAAGTTTATTGGACTTAGTTGCATTATCAAGTGCTCGATTAACTTTTGGAGCTAAAAACTTTTTAGCAAGATATGGCGCAGCAGCAGCGGCAGCAATTCCACCAGCAACTAAAGGCGCAATTTCATCAATCTGTTCAATCTCTTCTTTCATTTTTTCTCTTTTAGCCTTTGTTTTGGCGAGAATTCTTTCACGAGCAGCTTCCTGTTCAGACTTAGGAATATTAAACATATCTCTATCAGTCTTCAATCTTTCCTGAGGAGCAATAATTTTTGATCTAACTTTTCTACGATTTAAAAGATACTTATCAGACTTATCGTGATCACCATCATTATCGATATCTTTGTCTTCTTTACCAACTGGATCTAGTTGTTTTGATTCTTCAACTTTTCTCTTCTTGTCTGCAGCAATGGCAGCTCCAACAGTAGCTCTTCTCTTCTTAAGGTAAGTGTCGGAAGAATCCGAATCACCATCATTATCAACGTCGTCATCTTCATGACCGACAGGATCTAACTTCTTAACAGATTTAGCTTCTGCAACAATACGTGAAAATTCTTCCCAACTAGCCATTTATTTGTAAAAAATACTGCTAGTTTTATTTATTCTTTTTGCCCTTACGGAATTTATCGTAAATAGATGCAATCTTTACACCAGTGTAACTCTTAACTTCTTGACCTGGAGTTAATGACTGAAGGTATTCTCTATACTCATCAGTACCAATCTCATGAGGATTCTCAATAAGATCCTTCAACCAAGATTTGAACATGATTCCATCTTCACTCACACAAATCACATAGTTTGTTCCCCTACGAATCACTTCTCCTTTGAGACCGGTGTTCATGTTTTCAACAAGGTTACCAACTTCATAAATGCGATCTACTAGATATGCATCTCTAAGAGCTTCTTCATCTAGTTTAGGAGCAACTTCCCATACTTCAGTCCCCTCTTCAATATTCATAGATCTACGAAGAACATTGAAAAGTTCCATCTTCTCAGTATTACCAAGAGTATCGGGAACACCTTTTGCGAACTTCTTAAAGTCACCCTCTGCTGCAGCAAGACGAAGTTTAGATGCAGACATTCCAGTTACATCATCGGAATCTGGATCTCTATCTCCAGCAGAAACTACTTCAAGTTGATCATAATTATAAAGTTCACCATTATACTTGTGACTTAAACCTTGGAATTCCCCCAATCTATCTTGACCAACCATAATGATCATGTTGGTATGACCTTCTCCATTTGCACCGGTGAGTACATTGAAAATAGTCTTTGCACCCTTATCGTCAACAATACTGCCAGCATAATCAGGGAACATCTGACGCATGTAAGAGATCTTCATTTGTGGAGTCAGAGGATTCTTTTTAGCATCTTGTGATCTAGAAGGATAAATTCTTAACTCGTAACCTCTCTTTTCCGCTTCCTTTGCGGCTCTCTTTAGAAGTTTCTCGTGGCCAATAGTGGGTGGATTGAATCTACCAAATACTACAACAACACCAGGCGCTTCCGGAACTGGTACTTCTTCAGGTTGTTGTTCTGGTGCAACTTGTTGTTGTGCAGGTTGTTCTGATGGGAGTGCAGAAACTTGTTGCGTTGGTTGTGCGGCAGTTGCGGGAACTTCTGCGGCTGCAGGTTGTGGAGTTGCTTGTGCAGTTGATTGTGATGGGGAATCCTTTTGTCCTGGAGTGTTGTCACTACCAAAGAACTTTAGTTTACCAGCAACAGTTTTTGCAACAAACTCTCCATTCTTATCATACCAACCACCGTGACCATCTCCAGTTAAACCAAGTCTCTTGGCTTCTGTAGATGCAGAGGTTTCTCTAGCTTCAGTGAGGAACTGAGTAAAATTCTTCATTATTAATCGAGTTAGGATTCCTTAACCATAAAAGTATTTATTTAGAACTCAACCTGCAATGCATTTGATGGTATCGATGGAACGATAACTATTCTTCTCCCCTTATCCCCAGCTGTTGGAGATCGGCCCAAAATAAAAGGAACTCCTTTAGAATCTTTTTCTAAGGTAAATGGTTGGTCGTTTCTTCTTTTTCTTAGTCTTAAAAACAAATCATGATCATCTGCATATTTTTTAGCATCATGAAAATGTCCGTTGAGTCTAACATTTTTCCCCGATGTAGTAAATCTAACATCCATGGGACCAATGTACATGTAATCAATTGGACCACCCATAGATGCATTACCTACCACTATTGTTTCTTTCAAGTCATCACTTACTCTACCATACATATCTGGTATTTGATCGCCTTCTTTATATCCCAAATCTATGTATTTTTGTAGTGCTGCATTTAAAAATCTATTACTGAACCCCGGGATAATTATATCCAATCCCTTAAGTCCACCACCTGCAATACTGGGAGCGCTTGTTCCTTTATTCGAAATATTTATTTTAGCTCCATTCCTCTTTGTGAGAATAACGTCTGTATATGGTTCAGTTCCAGAGGAAGATCTTCCTCCGTATTTTTCTGCAGAGACTACATCCGAAATCGTAACAGATCCAGCAACAACATTTATAGGTTTACCAAAATTCTGGTAATGTGTATTAACTGCGTCTACTACTCCAGTTTCTTGTCTTTCCGATAAGACTCCAGCCATACGTATTAAAAAAACCCTTCCAAATATTTATGGAAGGGTTTTTAATTATTTTTTACTTACTGCATCTTCCATTGCTGCATCAAGATTTGCAATTACCCCACGAAGGTTAGAAATCCGATCAGGAATTGATGGTCCATCAGTGTAACCTTTCTGAGCATCAATTAAAGCAAGAAGAACAACTCCAGATTCTTCAAGAGTCATTTCAAGAACTACTTTACTCACAGGTCATCCTCCGCACGATTTTCCGAATAATAAACATCAAAAGATCCACCAGGATAACGTTTTTCTAGTTTAGTCACATTTCCTGCAATGACTTCATCGATGGTAACTCCAAGAGCCATACAAGCTTGTGCAACATACCACATAATGTCACCAAGTTCAATAATCATATGATGACGATTGTCCTCATTAAATGGTTTACCCTGGAAAATCATTTTTTTAATGATTTCAAGAAACTCACCACCTTCGGCATTGATACCAACACCAGAAGTCAAAAGACGTTCAATGTTTGCACCTTTCTCATCCAGTTCTACAAGACGATTAGAAAGAGCAAGGAAATCTGTAGATGCATCGGAAGTTACTGCATCAACGAATTGGGTATATTTGTTAAAATCAACTTTACTCATTAGAATTTAAATCCCTCAAATGATTTTTTAGGTCCAGTTTTCTTTTCTTCATAAGTATACTCTGCATCTTGTCCAGAGTCAAGTATGTCAGCCTGAGCACTCTGTTCACAATCATAGAGTCTCATTTTTGCACGATCAATACCAACAACGAACCTTTTATTGATGGTAGGGTCATTATAACGATTTTTCAATTGTTTTACCATGATCTGTCCCAACTCCTCAAGCTCTTCAGTGCCAATAAGGGCAAACATAAGATCAGCAGTAGCAGGCAAACCAAAGGACTCACTAGTATCAGTAAGTTCAACATCAGAAGAACCATAACCTGAACGAGTGGTCTGAGTAGCGGAGACAATCGGGAGGTTAAACTCAACGGCGAGTCCCCTAAGTTCCTCAGCAATAGCTTTGATATATGAATAAGAATTGACAGAGCTATTTGCCTTATGCCTAGAGGAAGCACAAATATTAAGGTAGTCAATGAAAATAATATCAGGCTTAAATGACTTCTTAAGTGCAAGTTCATTAAGAAGTGACTTGAAGTGTCCACTATGGGCAGATGCAGTTGGATACTCTTTAATTATAAGAGAACCCTGAGTCTTCTTTGCAATGTTAGAAACTTTGGTTTCAAACATTTGACGAGGAAGATTCATAATCTCCTGAATATTTACATTCAAAAGATTTGCATCAATCCTCTCCGCAATCCTTTCTTCAGCCATCTCCATAGTAATATAGAGTACATTTTTACCCCTGAGAAGAACAGAAGCAGCAAAATGACACATGAATAGAGACTTACCAACACCAGTGCCTGCAAGAGCAATGTTAAGAGTTTTATTAGGAAGTCCACCCTTTGTAATCTTGTTGAAGAACTCCAGATCGAAAGGAATTTTTTCCTCAGTCTGATGGTAGAATTTGTATCGTTCTTCATAGTCGTGAAGATAATCGTGACCTACATTCGTATCAAAACTAACAGCAAGTGCGTCCGAAAGAATGGAAGGAATTGCGTCTTTAGTTTTCTTAGAATCTTTCCCATCAACAATCGCAATAGATTCCATCAATGCCAAATAAATGGCTTTATCACGACACCACTTTTCAGTAGTATCACACAACCAAGATGTATCTAGTTGAGAATTATCGAGATTTGCAATGTACTCTACAAGTTCTTTATAAGAATTCTCATTCAAATCAGTACGATTATCTACCTCAACTTTGAGAATCTCTTGAGTAGGAAGTTTATTGTACTTGAAAATAAACTGACAGATCTCCTCAAAAACTACTTTCTCAGTGTAATCGGTAAAGTATTCAGTTCGGATAAAAGGTAGAACCTTCCTAGAATATTCTTCATTAAATGCGAGACTCCTGAGAATAGTAGTTTCAACCCTTTCCATTAGTAATAGTGACAATAAGTGGACATAATATACTTAACCCCTTTATTGACTCGCAATCCTGCATGAGGATACTGCCAAGTCGGAGGAAACACCATGACTGATCCTTGTTTAGGAACAATCTTTTTATTGTGATGAGGAAACTCAGTTTCACCACCAGTGAAATCATCATTTAGATAATACAAGAAAGCTAGATACCTTCTTGCAGAGGCATGATCTTCAACATCAACATGAATGTCAAATCTATCATGACTCCTAGAATGATACTTCTTAATACGAAACTCTTCTAAGAAGAGTCGTGGTGGATACCATCTAGTGTAGTCTGAGAACTCTTTTTTGTAAAGGCTCAGTACACTCATAGTAACTTGAGATAGTTGTCTGACACTATCTGGATGTTTTTGATTGATATTTAATTGGGTAAAGTTTGGAGTTCCTTTGTTATTGACAATCTCTTTATATCCACTCAAGTCAAAGAGATTGATCAAGATCTGACATGTTTCTTGGGGAAGAACATTATCATAGACCTTGATAAAATCATCCATAACAAAACTCTTTCTGGGCAATTTCATCTAAAGCCTGCATTACTTCTGGAGTGAAATATTCCTCTGGATTTGCGAGGATTTGTTTTGCGTAGATTTTCTTTCCATCGATTTCATATCTACCTGCGACATTTTTCCAAAGTCCACCGATCTCACCGAGTTCAAGAAGACCATAATAACGATCAAGGCCACGCTCATCGTAATACAAACGAACCTCAACATTTTGATTCTCCTTACTCAAACGAGATTTAGCTGTTTTACATTTAATAATATTTCCAATAATATCTGTCCCATCTTTTTCCTTTTTCTTCGAAAGATGGATAATAGTAGAAGCGGCATACTTAAGTCCACTACCACCGCCCATCTCTTTAGTAGGAACATAAGCACCAATAACATCGTAAGTATGGTTAGTCACAATCATTGGAATTTGAGCTTGACCCAACTTAAGAGTAAGCATACGGAATGCACCTTTAATAAGTTGTGATTTAGTCATATCACGAACTTGTTTATCGTTTAGAGCATCAGTAATTTCTTTCTCAGTTGAAAGCATACCAAGAGAATCCAATACAAACATACAAGGTTTGCGTTCTCCTTCAGGTTTTTTTAAATATAGATCTACCGCTTTGAGCGCCTTTCCACGAAACTCCTCCACTGTAACCACATTAACAACAACAAGACGAGTAGTATCAATTCCACGGGATTCTACAAGAGATTTAGTGATAGCAGCCTCAGTGTCAAAGTAGAGACAGTAACCATCGGGATGAGTATCAAGAAAGTTCTTAACAACGGCGAGAGAGAAAAAAGTCTTTCCAGTAGAAGACTCTCCAGCAATAGCAGTAATTTTATTCCCAGATACACCACCAAATATGCTACCTGAAACCAGTGCATTAAAAATGTATGAACCTGTGTCAACATAACTTTCAGTCTCGTCTATATCTGAAGCAAGTTTGGTATATTCTCCACCAATTTCTTTTACAATATCTTTAAGGAAATCCATCAAGCTACCATCCCGTATTCTTCACGAAGTATTTTTTGATAAGGCAAACCCTGTTCTTTGAGTTCTTTTACCAGTTTAAGTTTTTGATATAGTGCAGTATCACCGCCAAGGGTCAGTGATTTAATAATTGTATTCAGTTCTTCATCATTAATAGGCAAATCCATTCATTCCTCTAAATTTTTTGACCCAGTGCAGATAACCCAATTATACTTCTTTTTTAGTTCATTTGCAAACCAATATGCGGTGGATGGTGCATCAAACATCTTCCTGTTTTTGATTGGAGACAATTCTCCAGGTTCAGCCCAAACCACCACATATTTACTCATGAGAAAAAACTCTCCAAACTGATCGTCTTTTCAACTGACCATCCAATAGAATCAAGAATGATCCTCAATGGTTCAACAAAAGATTTATCAAATTGAGTATCATAATCTACATATTTCTCTAAATCCAACTCTCGGGGAAAATCTTGAATAAAAGAAAATACATTTTCTTGAATAGAATTAGGAATCTTAAGATACACAAATTTAATTTTCTCCCCACTCTGAATAGGAGGATATTTCTTATCCAAGTTTTGTAGTTTAGTGTGATGATTATATAGAATCACACCCCTTACATGAATTGGGACTCCTTTATTATAAAGAGTTGTTCTAGACATCCACTTATTAATTTCAGATACACTTCGGGGAAATGCAATCTGTTCAGGTTTTAGTGATTTGAATTCCTTACGGCAATTCTCAATGAACTCAATCACATCATCCTCATCTTTAGTCATAATGATTTGGATTGCATCCTTAATCATTTTACGACAAGGTGCAGGAGTAGATGTTTTGATGGCTTCAATACCCATCATCTTGAGTTTTGGTTCCTTGTATCGAACGCCCTCAGAGTCCCACACACGAAGGATATAACGCTTCTTACCAGTCCAAATACCACGTTCCGCGATGTTCTCGCGTTTCATGTACATCTTCTGGTCATAAGCATTCAAGTAGTCGGCCAATTCTTGGTAAGAACCTTCAATATACTTTTCAAGTTCCAAGTTACACACCTTATCAAGGAAATTGACAATTTCATCAGTAGTTTTCTCTCTCCCTTTGAATACAGCGTCAACAAAAGGACCCATATTAATATAAATGGAGTCAGTATCCATAGCAATGACATAATCGACCTCCTCAGTTTTGAGAACCCTATTCATGTAAGAGTTCATCTTCTCTTCAATCCATTGAATGGCTACTTGTCCGGACAGAGTAATCGCTTCTGCATTTGCAAGTTTATAATAACGGAAGTATTCATTACCGATGGCACCATAAGCGGAGTTAAGTGCGATCTTTTTAGCCATTTGGATGTTATCGCAACGAGAGATCTCCTTTTCCAGTTCTTTGGTTGGAGTCTTCTCGTAGGCCTTCTTCGCCTCAATCATCTTCTTTTTAAAGATGACTCGTTCATTGTACATTTTCTCCATGAGTTCTGGGAGGAACCCACGAATATCTTTGCGATACATTGCACCATTGGCACATACCGCATAGTCCTTATACATCTCAAAAGTCAGTTCCTTCTTCAAGACCTTATCAACTGTCACATTGGGGTGACGATTATCCATCAGAGTTTCAGGGCTGATGTTGTATTGCATAATCAAATGCGGATACAGAGAGTTAAGGTCAAAGTTAACCACCCAATCATACGAACCTGGAATAGGTTCTTTTACATATGCACCTGCATACTTTTCATCTTTAGTATTGCGTTCTTTTTGAGGGATCACAATATTCTTCTTAAGAAGATAGTTATAAATGATTGCGTCCCAAGTGCGAACCTGATAAGCAATATCGTTGAAGTTCACCTTTGCGTCAAATGCACGGGTGAAACAGAGGTCAATCAACTTAAGTTTATCCTCAAGTCGGTCTACCAGTTCTACGTCAACGATGTTGTACTCTACAAACTTTTGCCAATTATTGGTATAAAAATCACGGAAAGTATCATATTCGGAGTGATCCAACTTATTTTGAGACAACTCCATGAAGGCAATGTGAT